ATCACATCTCCGGTCTCTATTCGCCGCTTGGGTGGCTGTCTTGGGAGGAGATCGCGCGCAGCTGGGAAGGCGCGCAGGGCAATGACGCCTCGATGAAGACGCTGAAGAACACGATCCTTGGGGAGACTTGGCAGGAACGTGGCGAGGCGCCGGACTGGCAGCGTCTCTATGAGCGGCGGGAGGTCTGGCAATTGGGTCAGGTGCAACCGGGCGCGCTGGTGCTGACCGCCGGGGCAGACGTGCAGCGCGACCGGATCGAGATCGACGTCTGGGGCTGGGGGCGCAATCTGCGGTCCTGGCTGATCGATCACGTTGTCCTGGAGGGCGACACGGCGCGGCCCGAGGTCTGGGCCGATCTCAGTGAGTTCCTCGGCGCGACCTGGGGCTGCGCCGGCGGCGGGCGGATGGGCCTGGCACGCCTTGCAATCGACACTGGCGACGGCGTGACGACGGATGCCGTCTATGCCTGGGTCCGCAAATCCGGACGCCAGCAGGTGATCGCGGTCAAGGGTGTGGGCGGGTTCGACCGGTCGATGCCGGTGGACGGGCCGACCTATGTCGAGGTGACGGAAGGCGGGCGCAAGCTGCGCCGGGGTGTGCAGTTGTGGAAAGTCGCCGGGGCCGTGTTCAAGGCGGAATGGTATCGCTTCCTGCGCCTTTCCGCCCCGACCGAGGAGGAGTTGGCGGCGGGCAGCGACTGGCCGACAGGCTTCGTCCATATCCCGCGCGGCACCACCGCCGAATGGATGAAGCAGGCCACCGCCGAGCAGCTGGTCAGCAGCAAGACACGGGCGGGCTTCCAGCGGCTGGAATGGCAGCAGACCCGCGAGCGCAACGAGGCGTTGGATTGTAGGGTTTATGCCCGGGCCGCCGCCTGGCTGATGGGCATCGACCGCTGGGACGAACATCGGTGGCAGGGGCTGGAGAACCAGCTGGCCTCTGAGACCGGCCCCAAGGACGTGCCCCCGGCGGGGCAACCCAACCGGCCCGCGCCCCCGACGGCCCCGCAACGACCCGCCGCACCGTGGATGGGCAGCAGAAAGAAATGGTTCTGATATGGCCTGGACGCAAGCCGATCTCGATGCCCTCAAGGCAGCCTATGCCAGCGGGACGCTGCGGGTGCGCTTCTCGGACGGCAAGGAGGTGACCTATCCGACGGGGGACGATCTCTTGCGCCGCATCCGGATTGTCACGGCGGAATTGGCCGCGGGCGGTGCCGGGCAACCCGCGCCCGTCGGGCGCTTTGCGACGTTCCGGAGGGGATGATGGGCCGGAGCAAAAACGGGCCGGACGGCGTGCCGTGGGGAATGCTGGATGCGGGCCTCGCCTGGATTGCCCCCCGGCGAGCCGCGGCCCGCTATGCCGCCCGCGTGGCCATCGCCAATCTGCGGCGGGGCTATGAGGCGGGCGGCAAGACCCGGGTCACCGAAGGGTGGCGTGGCAGCAATGCCTCGGCGGATGCGGAAATCGCCGTCGCCGGGCCGGTTCTCCGCGACCGCTCGCGCGATCTGGTCCGCAACAACGCGCTCGCCGCCCAGGCGGTGCAGGTGCTGGTGAACAATATCGTGGGCCCGGGCATCCGGCCCCGCGCGGCGAGCGGCAACAAGGCGCTGAACAGGCGCGTGGATGCGCTGTGGCGGTCGTTCGCCGCCAACTGCGACTTCTATGGCCACACCGATTTCCACGGGCTCTTGAACCTCGCGGTGCGGGAAATGGTCGAGGCCGGGGATATCCTCGCGCTGAAGATCGCCACGCCAGGCGGCGGAAAAACGGTGCCGCTCAAGATACAACTGCGCGAGATCGACCACCTCGACACGGGCCGCGTCCAAGACATCGCGGGCGGCGGCTACACCGACCAGGGCATTGAGTTCGATGTCGGCGGGCGGCGCACCGCCTTCTGGATGTTCCCGCAGCATCCCGGCGGCACCACCCGCGCCATCCGACGTCGCTTCGAATCCGAGCGGATTGACGCAACCCGCGTCGCGCATCTCTTCGAACGCCAGCGGGTGCAAAGCCGGGGTGTCCCCTGGGGCGCGCCCGCCATGCTGGCGCTGCGCGATCTGGGCGACTGGCAGCAGGCGGAACTGGTCCGCAAGAAAACCGAGGCCTGCCTTGTCGGCATCGTCTTCGGCGATGACGAGACCCAAGCCTCGGTCGCGCCGGTGGTGCAGGACAGTCAGGGCAACAAGGTCGAGCAGTTCGAGCCGGGCCTGATCGCCTACGCCCGGGGCGGCAAGGACATCAAGTTCAACCAGCCTGCCAGCACGGCGGGCGTCTATGAATGGAACCGCGTGCAGATGCATATCGTCGCCTCCGGCTTCCGGGTGCCCTATGCGCTGATGACCGGCGATCTGAGCCAGAACAACTTCTCGTCCAGCCGGGTCGGCCTCAACGAATTCCGCCGCATGGTCGAGCAGCTGCAATGGCAGACGGTCATCCCGATGTTCTGCGAACCGATCTGGCGCTGGTTTATCGAGGCCGCCCAGCTGGCCGGGCTCCTGCCGCTCGACGCCGTGATCCCGGCCGAATGGGCGCCGCCGCGCTTCGAGATGGTCAATCCGCTGCAGGACGTGCAGGCCGACCTTCTCGAGACCCGCGCGGGCTTTGCCTCGCCGCAGCAGATGATCGCCAAGCGCGGCTACGACCCGGCAGCCGTCATCGGAGAATGGGCCGCCCATGCAGAGGCGACCGATGCGCTGGGCCTGATATTCGACAGCGATCCGCGAAAAGTCAGCAAGGGCGGGAACGTCCAGCCCAACGAGATTGCCGCAGCAGAGACCGAATCCACGACCGGCACCAAACCGACGGAGTAACCCCCATGCCCCCCGATACCCTGCTCCTGCCCGTGATCGGGCGGGCCGCTTCCGTACGCCCGGAGTCCATCAACGCCGAGGCGCGCACCGTTGAGATCGTCTGGACCACCGGCGCGACCGTGCAGCGCCGCCGCTGGGAAGGCTGGGACGAAATCCGCGAATATGACGAGGAGCTGATCGTCACCCCCGCCGCCATCCGGCTGGAACGGATGAACGGCGGCGCGCCGTTCCTCGACTCGCATGACGGCTGGAGCCTGCGCTCGGTGCTGGGTGCGGTCGAGCCCGGATCGGTCCGGATCGAGGGCGGTCAGGGCACGGCCACGATCCGCCTGACCTCGGCACCGGATGCCGCCGACACCGTGCACCGCATTCTGGAAAAGACCGTCCGCCACGTCTCGGTCGGCTACCGGGTGCACCGCTACGAGGTCACCAAGCGCGAGGGGCAGCGGGAACTTTGGCGCGCCGTCGACTGGGAGCCGATGGAGGTTTCCGCCGTCGCCATGCCCGCCGATCCAGGGGCGCATATCCGCGCCGCTGGAGCCGGACAGCCCGCCCTTACCCCCTGCATCCTGACCCGGCAGGAGAACCCTGCTGCTCTCACCCCTTCCCTGAAAGGAAACGCCATGACGGCTCCGACCACCACTGAAACCGACGCCACACGCGCCGCACCGACCCCTGTGGAAACTCGCAGCATTGAAGCTGTTCCGCCGTCCGCTGCACTCACCCCGCTGGCACCCGTGGCCCCCTCCGCCGACACGATCCGCGCCGAGGAGCGCCAGCGCGCGGCCGAGATCACCACGCTCTGCCAGCGGCATGGCCTGGGCCTCGATTTCGGCGCGGACCTGATCGCACGGGGCGTGGCGCTGGATGCGGCCCGCTCGGCGATCCTCGACCGGCTTGTCGCGCAGAACCCGACCACGCGCGGGGCAGAGATCACCCCGGCCCGCGTTGGCGGACCCTCGTCCACCGACCTTGGCTTCCGCGATGCCGTGACCGAGGCACTGCTGCACCGCCACGAACCGGGGCGCACGCCGCTCTCCAACGATGCCCGCGAATTCCGGGGCCTCACCCTGATGGAAATGGCGCGGATCGCGGTCGAGCGGCGGGGGGTCAACACCCGCGGCATGTCCAAGATGGAACTGGCCACCGAGGCGCTGATGGGCCGGGCCTCGGTCGGCTATCATGCCACTGCCGACTTTTCCTTCCTGCTCGCCAACGTCGCGAACAAGACCCTGCGCTCGGCCTATGACTCCACGCCGCGCACCTTCACCGCCTGGGCCCGCCAGGCGACGATCACCGACTTCAAGCAGGTGCAGCGCACCCAGCTTGGTGGTGCCCCCGATCTGCAGCGCGTGCCGGAATCCGGGGAATTCACCTACGGCACCATTGGCGAAGGGCGCGAGGTCTATTCGCTGCTGACCTACGGGCGGATCGTCGGCATCACCCGCCAGACGCTGATCAATGACGATCTGGACGCCTTCACCCGGGTGCCTTCGGCCTTCGGGGCCTCGGCGGCGGACTTGGAGTCGGACCTCGTCTATTCGATCCTGACCACCAACCCGCTGATGGGCGATGGTCTCGCGCTCTTCGTCGCCGGTCACGGCAACCTCGGCACGGCGGCCGCCATCACCGAAACCTCCCTTGCCGAGGCCTACCGCCTTTTCGGCAACCAGCGCGGGCTTGAGGGACGGCAAATCTCGATCCAGCCACGCTATATCCTCACGCCGCCCGGCACCCGGTCGGTCGAAGCGCGCAAGAACGTGACCGCCACGACGCCGATGGCCGTCGCGGGCGTCAACGCCTTCGCCGGGCGGCTGGAACCCATCGAGGAGCCACGGCTGATCCCGGCGGCGGGTGCTGACCCGTGGTTCCTCGTCGCCGATCCCTCGCGGATCGACACGGTGGAATACGGCTACCTTGAGGGCAACACCGGCCCCTACACCGAGACCCGGACCGGTTTCGAAGTGGACGGCATCGAGATCAAGGCCCGGCACGACTTCGCCACCAAGGCGATCGACTGGCGCGGGATGCTCCGAAACGCGGGCATCTGACGCCTGAGCCCGGCGCGGCAGCCGATGCCGCGCCACCCCTCCCCCCTACACAAGGAGCCACGACATGGCGAAAAACTACATTATGGAAGGCGATACGATCATCATCACGGCTGGCGCGGCGCTCGCATCCGGTGCAGGCGTGCAGCTGGGCCGCATCTTCGGTGTGGCTGCAAACGATATCGCCAGCGGCACCGAGGGCCCGATCAATCTGACCGGGGTCTATGATCTGCCGAAGACCGCCGCGCAGGCCTGGACGGCCGGCGCGCTGATCTACTGGACCGGCACGGCATGCACGAACGTCGCCGCCACCAACATCCTGATCGGCATCGCCACGCGGGCGCAGCTTGCGGCCGATACCGTGGGCCGGGTTCGGCTGAACGGCGCGGGCATCACGCCGTGACGGTGTTCGCAATCGCCGCGACCGCGCTGTTCCGCGACCCGAACATCGCGGTGGATGCGCTCTATCGCCCGGGCGGGATCGGACTCGGTGTCGCCGTCCGCGTCATCCGATCCGCGCCGGATCAGGTCACCGCCTTCGGCGAGGGCCGCTTCGTCACCGATACGGTGCTGATCGCGGTCTGTGTTGCCGATGCGCCGGGCCTTGCCTCCGGTGACACGATCGAGGTCAACGGAGTGCTGTTCGAAGTCCGGGCCGATCCGGTCCGTGATGCCGACCGGCTGGTCTGGTCAGTCGAGGCCCACGAAACATGAGGCTCTCCGTTCGCGTCGAAGGCGACTTCGTGGAGATCACCGGCAGCAGTATCGCCGAGGGCAAATCAGCCGTCACGCGCGGCGTGGCGGCGGCGGGCGCGGGATTGCAGGCCGACTGGCGGGCACAGATCGCGGCGGCGGGACTGGGCGCGAAGCTGGCCCGCACGATCCGGCGCGTGGTCTATCCGAAGTCCGGCACCTCGCTCAGGGCGGCGGCGCTGGTCTGGAGCAAGGCGAGCGAGATCGTCGATGCCTTCGATCGCGGCGCGCTGATCCGCTCCGCCGACGGCTTCTGGCTGGCGATCCCGCTGGCGGCAGCCGGGGCAAGGGGCGCGGGCGGCAAGCGCATCACCCCGGGCGGTTGGGAACAGCGGACCGGGCGGCGGCTGCGCTTCGTCTATCGGCGCGGGCGACCCAGCCTGCTGGTCGCCGACGATGCGCGCCTGAACAGCCGGGGCCTCGCCGCCTCCAAAGGCGGGCGGCGGCGGCGTGACGGGACCCTCACCGGCGCGCAGACCGTGCCGGTGTTCCTGCTGGTGCCGCAGGTCAAACTCGCCAAACGCCTTGACCTCGGCAAGGCCGCCACCGCCTGGCAGAACCGGCTGCCGGGACTGATCCTCGCCAACTGGCCGGAAGGAACCCGCCGATGAGTACGCGCGAGACGATCCTCGAGGCCTTGCGGCTAATGCTGGTCGGCATACCCGGCGCAAAGGTGCTGCGGAACGAACCACTGCCAGGCCGCATCCCGGCGAGCGGGCTGATGATCCTGCGCGACGGCGATCCCGGGCAACCCGAAGTCACCCTGTCGCCGCTGCGCTATCACTACGAACACCGGGCCGGGATCGACATGCTGATCC